AAAACGACGAAGGAGCTGAGAAATGATTGAACAGAGGAAGAGACAGAAGACAGGTGTTTGTTGTGCAGGCTATAATTCTTGTGCAAGTGCCAAGAAAGGATGCTGGATCACACTTTCAGAGTGGAAATATTCAAAAGAAAAAGGTCGTTTTGTTCCGGTATGTGTGAAAACGGAATATGTAGACGGTGAGAAAATCAAAGAAGATACGATGTATAGTTTGAAAGATGGGGAGTTTGTGGAGGTGTGTGAGCATAATGAATAAAGTAATTTTGATTGGGCGTCTATGTGCTGATCCTGATGTGAGATATTCACAGGGCGAAAATAGTATGGCGGTTGCAAGATACCGCCTTGCAGTAGATAGAAGATATAAGCGAGAAGACGAGCAGAATGTTGATTTTATCAGTTGTGTAGCATTTGGTAAGAACGGTGAATTTGCTGAAAAATATCTACATAAGGGAATAAAAATTGCTGTGTGCGGACGTATTCAGACAGGAAGCTATACCAATAAAGATGGACAGAAAGTATATACAACGGACGTTGTCGTTGAAGAACATGATTTCTGTGAAAGTAAAGGAACTGCTGCCGGCACAACAGAAGAAGCAGCGTCTCCGTATGGACCAGTGGATGAAAATGGATTTATGAATGTTCCAGATGGTATAAGCGAGGAACTTCCGTTTAATTAGGAGCAGATGAATACACTTGAAAAATATAAACAAGAGAGGAAATGTCTTCTGTGTTCGCACCATGTTACACTACCGGGAAGAACACAGAACATTCATTTCTGCGAAGTGAGCGGGAAAATACTTCTTTATCCGTTGTACTTACCGCAGAATTGTAAGAAGTTTGAAGTAAGAGGTGAAATATATGCCGGTGAATAGTAAGCAGAAGGGTGCCAGGTTTGAAAGATACCTGGCAAGTATTTTCAGGGAGTTTGGATATAACAAAGCCAGAAGAACAGCACAGTATTGTGGAAATACCGGCGATGCATCGGACGTGGTAGGACTGCCATATATCCATGTGGAAGCCAAGCATCAGGAACAGATGAGATTGTATGACTGGATGGATCAGGCGAAAAGAGATGCGGCCGCAACAGATAAATTTTTGTTGCCTGCAGTCTTTCACAAGAAGAACAATCATAATATTTTAGTTACCATGGAATTGGAAGACTGGATGCAGATATACCGGGAATATGAATCTGGAATGTCATTAGATTATTCAGGCAAGGATGCAGCGCAGGACGAACATGAAGAAGTAATGCAGTCAGTAACGTAAGGAAGGCAGGAGAAGGAAAAATGGCAGATGTGAAGTGGATTAAGATTAGCACGTATATGTTTGATAACAGGAAAATCAAGCATTTGAGAAGACTTCCTGACGGGGATAATATTGTTCTTATCTGGGTGATGCTGCTGACAATTGCTGGAAGATGTAATGCGAATGGAAGGGTATTTCTGACTGAGGATATCCCATATACATCGAAGATGCTGGCAGAGGAACTTAATTTTGAAGAAGGTACGATACAGCTTGCGTTAAGTTCCATGGAAGAGCTTGGAATGATCGTCAATGATAATGATTTTCTCTATATAACGGGATGGGAAGAACATCAAAATGTAGAGGGAATGGATAAGATACGAGAACAAAATCGATTAAGAAAACAGCGTCAGAGAGAGCGAGAAAAAGAGCCTAATTGTGACGGGAACGTGACATCACGTGACAGTCACGCAATAGAAGAAGATAAGAATAAGATAAAGAATAAGAATATAGATACTATAGAGTACAACAAAATAATGCAGTTGTACAATACTTTGTGTCCATCCCTTCCTTCTGTCAGATCACTTTCTGAATCTCGCAAAAAAGCAATTAGAGCAAGAATGCATACCTACACAGTTGATGATTTTAAGGAGCTGTTTGAGAAAGCGGAAGCGTCTGACTTTCTAAAAGGTGCGAATGATCGGAACTGGTCAGCTACATTTGACTGGTTGATCAAAGATGCCAATATGGCAAAGGTACTAGATGGAAACTATAACAAGAAAAAGAAGAATGGATTCGATAACTATTCCGGAAGGAATTATGATATGGCGAATTTAGAAAAGCGTCTTGTGGAAGGTGGGATAAATCATGAGTAGAAATAAGAGTGTAAAACAGAGATTAGATGGGGAACAGCATTATGATGAGCTGGAATCAGATATTGATGAAAAGGAAAGTGAGAGATTCCATACACCGCCAGCTTATCAGAGCTATGAGGTTACTGATTTTTTGAAGAAAATCGGGATAAATGTAACAGGGGGAATCGAACAATGATAAGCGAAGCAAAAAGAAATGGATCAGGATATTATGATCCGACTGCATATATGGCAATGATGAATGTCAGAAAAGAAGGAGAAAATAAAATGGAAGTATACAGAGGAGATATATTTTACGTAAAAAGCAATAGAAAAGACACAGTGAAGGAAACTACAGGATCGCCAGCCGTTGTCGTATCAAATAACAAAGGAAATGAGAATTCAAATTTTGTTGAGATTGTGTATTTGACAGCAGATGAAAGAAATTTAATTCCTACACATGTGAACATAATGTGCAAAGTTCCATCAGTTGCATTGTGTGAGCGTATTTCCAATGTGTCAAAGGACAGACTGGAAGAGTATATCAGATCATGTACTGACGATGAGATGCGGAGAATTGATGAGGCTCTTATGCTTTCGCTTGGTGTAGAAGTATCAGGTGGAAATACTACTGAAGAAGCAGAAGAGACAATAAATGCATTGAAACTGGAATTAGTCGAAACTAAGAAAATAGGTGAAGAGTTAAAGCGTAAGCTCAAAGAGGAAGTTGACAAGCGAGAAGCCATGAAAAAAGCAATGAACACCTATGAAAAGAATACAGAGGATGCAAGCGATATTGTAGACGGCCGGATTAAAGCTGCTGCTGAAAGGGACGTATACAAAGAATTGTACATGTATCTGCTTGATAGAGCGATAAGCGCGTGAAAGCATAGATGAATGGAAAGATAAGAAAACGAAGGGAGTAGATAGCATTGGAACAGATGACCAAGGAAAGACTGATGGCATACAGAAGCAATAAAGCAGAAATACTGGAACTTGATTATGTACTTAACAATCGGTGGAAATCAGATACAATGATTGGGAATGATGTCATATTCGATTATAGCAAGGGATATCCAATGCCACAGAGCGTGACAGGTTTTGATTCTGAAAAGTATGAACGATTACAGATCCGGGATCTGAAGCGGAAAGAAAAGCTGGAAAAAGAATGTGAAGAGGTTGAGAGGTTTGTAGAAGAAATACCAGATAGCACGACACATCGGATATTCAGAATTTATTTTATCGATGGACGGAAAGCCGTTAGACTGCGAGAAGTCGGGGAGAAAATACATATGGGGAGAAGCGGAGTTGGTAAAAAAATTGAGAATTATTTAAAACTGTCCCGTAATTCCCCTGATTCCCATTTATAATAATACTTGAGCCAAAGGCGGAAAACCGACGGCTCGGTCATCTTTTCTTGCGGTTGTTTGAGGAAGGCACCCTGTAGCGGGGTGTCTTTTGCGTTGAAAAAATGGGAGGTGAGTCTGAGTGACCAGAAAACAGGATAGGTTCGTGAAAGAATACCTGATTGATTTGAACGCCACTCAGGCTGCAATCAGAGCGGGGTATTCACCGAAGACAGCAAATGAACAAGGAGCGCGATTGTTAGCGAATGTTAGTGTTCAGGAAGCAATTGCAAAAGCAATGGCCGAGAGATCAAAGAGAACAGGTATTAGTCAGGACCGAGTGATTCAGGAACTGGCACGAATAGCATTTGTGAATCCACAGAATGTAATCAATCCCAAAGATGCATCAGTAAAAGCAGATGCGACAGAAGATGATCTGGCATGCATCCAGTCTGTAAAAGTTAAGACAATGGACGGAGCAAAGGGAAAATCGGTCGAAAGAGAAGTTCGTTTGAATGACAAAATGAAAGCTTTGGAGTTACTTGGTAAACATCTTGGAATGTTCAAGGACAAGCTGGAAGTTGATGCCGATATGGACCTGAACATCACGATTGATTATGGAGATAATGACAATGAAGAAAGTTAATATTTTAGGAACGTTATATAAGATATATTTTGATGCGCCAGATGAAAAACTTCCAGAGGGTTGTGATGGATGTATGGATCAGAGTGTTCATCAGATCAGGATCGCAAAGTTAGAATCTAGTAGAAACTCTTTAATGAATTTGGGAGAATACAAGAAGAAAGTACTCAGGCATGAAATTATTCACGCGTTTCTGTACGAGTCTGGATTATGGAATAACAGTGGCGGTGCCGAAAGCTGGGGACGGAACGAGGAGATTACAGACTGGATTGCTATTCAGTCACCGAAACTTTTCAAAGCCTTTAAAGAAGCTGATTGCCTGTGAAAATAAATGTTCAAGCTAATCCATGCTTTAAAGAGGTTGATCGCAGTAAAAAACGCTACATCGTGATGAAAGGTTCTGCCGGATCCGGAAAGAGCGTGGATACAGCGCAGAATTACATCCTGAGACTAATGAGAGACAAAGGAAGAAACCTTGTAGCCATGAGAAAGTCTGATATCACCAATCGAGACAGTACATTCGCAGAACTAACCGGTTCTTTGTACAAGATGTTTGGGGATAAGGCTGATGCTTACTGGAAGATTAACAGAAGTCCATTAATGCTTACATGCAGACATAATGGCAACCAGATTATATTCAGGGGAATGAATGATGATAGACAACGCGAGAAGTTGAAATCTATTACATTTCCAAAGGGCAAGCTTACGGACGTGTGGCTGGAAGAAGCTACAGAATTCACGCAAGCAGATCTGGAAATTATCGATGACCGTTTGCGTGGTGAGCTTCCACCAGATCAATTTTATCAGATCAGAATGACCTTCAACCCGGTGAATAAGAATCACTGGATCAAGAAGGTCTTTTTTGATATCCCGGACACGAATGTACTTACCCATCATTCGACCTATCTCGGTAATCGGTTCATTGATAATGCGTACCGTGAACGAATGGAACGTAGAAAGATTGTGGATCCAGAAGGTTATCAGATCTATGGTCTTGGAGAATGGGGTGAGATTGGTGGATTGATTCTTCACAACTGGGAAGTCCGGGAAGTATCGCAAAATCTCAACAATTACGATGATGTAGCTATTGGGCAAGACTTTGGGTTCAACCATGCGGACGCAATATTGCTGGTTGGTATCAAAGATGAAAATATCTATATCATCGATGAAATATATGAGCATGAGAAAGAAACCGCTGAAATCATACCAATAGCCATACAGCATGGCATACCTACCAAGAAAATAATGTGGTGTGATAGTGCTGAACCAGATAGAATCCAGGAATGGAACAAGGCTGGATACAGGGCAAGAGGTGTTGACAAAGGCGGTTCAAAAGGCTCGGTAAATGCACAAATCGATTGGCTGAAAGGCTCGGTCGGTAAGGACCATACTATCAAACGCAGGATTTATGTTGCCCCTCACTGTGTCAACACGATCAAGGAACTACAGCAATGGAAGTGGAAGAAGGATGAAAAGACAGGTGAATACCTGGATGATCCGGTTCCGATTATGGATGATGCAATGGCAGCACTGAGATATGCAATTGAAGGATGGCGCAAGGCTAGTAGATGGCTGATGTAAAAAGAATAATGACAATTGACGGACGGCGTGCACAGCACCAGCGGTTTTCAGAGTCTTAGGGCGGGCTCAATCTTTTTCCGTTAAGAAACTTGCATCGTCGCAGATGCAACCTCCTTTCACGGTCACAACTGGTGGTCGGTTATGGTGCTGGCAGGACTGTCATTTAGATAAATACAGGGCTTATAGCTCAGAGGTAGAGCAGATACAGCGTCCGGTTATGGAGTGCCGGCTGATATGTCACAGGTTCGATTCCTGTTAAGTCCTATTGAATAATCAAAGAAGGAAGGTGTAGAGGTTGCTGGGCGTATCAGAGATACAGAAATTCATAGATAATGATATTGTATCAGAGAAGAAAAAGTTTGCCGGTGTTGGTCAAAGATACTACGAAGGCGAACACGACATAAGAAAATATAGATTATTCTACTACAATGCTGATGGAAAACTGATAGAAGACAAGGTGCGGTCGAATGTTAAGATCAGTCACCCGTTCTTTACTGAGCTTTCGGATCAACTGTCAGCCTATATGCTTTCGTTTGATGAAAACCCAATGGTTGCCAAGGATACGGCGGAAGGATTACAGGAGCATCTGGATAATTATTTTGATGATGAGTTCTGGTCAGAGATTGGCGATGTGATCACAGGATCATACACGAAGGGATTCGAGTATCTGTTCGCATATAAGAATGCAGATGACCGGCTTACATTTATGTGTGCAGACAGCATGGGCGTAGTAGAGTGCAGAGAAAAGGATACTTCAGATCATAAGCGATACTTTATATATCACTATGTGGACCGTATAGAACAGGGAAAGAAAGTAATCCGAAAGATTCAGGTATGGTCTGAAGCAGAAACATTTTATTATATTCAGGATGGTCTGAATGGAAAGATTGTGCAGGATGAATCTGAACCGGTGAATCCGAGACCGCATATCGTATTTACGGACAAGAAAACTGGTGTGAAGATGGGGTGCTCGTTTGGATATATTCCATTCTGGCGGTTAGATTACAACAAGAAGCAGTTTAGCGGATTGAAACCAATCAAAGGCCTGATAGATGATTATGACATAATGCAGTGTGGATTATCTAATAATCTAAAGGACTTCGACACTCCATTGTATGTGGTGAAAGGATTCCAGGGGGACAACCTGGATGAGCTGCAGCAGAACCTGAAAACCAAGAAGATCGTTGGAACAGATTCTGAAGGTGATGTGGAAGTTAGAACTGTAGACATTCCATATCAGGCCCGTAAGACAAAAGCCGATGAAGACGAGAAAAATATATATCGTTTTGGTATGGGATTCAATTCATCACAGGTCGGAGATGGGAATATCACAAATATTGTGATCAAAAGCAGATACGCATTATTGGATCTGAAAGCGAATAAGCTCGAAAGAAGATTAAAAAAATTGTTGAAACAGCTTCTAAAGGTTGTTTTGGATGAAATCAATCAGATGCATGGAACCGGTTATAAGGTTACAGATGTCAGGTTCGAATTCACACGATCTATCATGATGAATGAATCGGAGAATATAGCGAATGAAAAGACAGAAGCAGATACTCAGCAGGTAAAGATTAACACTATACTAAATATGGCTGCACAGATTGGTGATGAGCAGACACTGAAAGCATTATGTGACGTTATGGACTGGGATTTTGATGAGTTGAAAGAACAGCTGAAGAATGCAGATAGCAGTACAGCACAGGATGCAAGAACGGTATTAGGTGCTATTGTACCGGATGATCCTGACAATCCAGATGATGAACCAGTCGAGGAATAGGTGATAGGCTATGAAGTACCGTGAGAAGATTGTTCAGATAGAGTTTCTTGATGATGAGGAACGTGTGATCAGACGGCTACAGGCTGTATATAATCAATCTCTAAAAGATATAACACAGAAGGCTAATGCTCTTCAGGAAGAAATCTATAAGATACAGGATAAATATAATTCTATTGAGGATGAACAGGAACGGGAAACGCTAAAGAGCATGGAACGCTCAAAGGTGTACCAGAAACAATATCAGGATTCGCTTAAGACGCAAGTAAACGGTATTCTGGATAAAATGCATCAGAAGGAATTCAAGACCGTTAATGAATACCTGAATGAGTGCTATGATAAATCATTCACTGGGAATATGTATGTATTACACGGTGAAGGAATTCCGCTGATTGTTCCGATAGATCAGGAAAAGGTTGTCCGGGCGGTACAGATCAATAGTAAGATCAACAAGGGATTGTACTCACGATTAGGCGAGGATGTAGATCTTTTGAAGCGGAAGATTACAGCACAGATCAGCCGCGGGGTTGCTACTGGTATGAGCTACTCACAGATGGCCCAGCAGTTAGCCGGATATACCAAGATTGGTTATAACAATGCTGTCAGGATTACAAGAACGGAAGGGCATAGAATACAGCAAGAATCCACTATGGATGCCTGTTATGCTGCAAGAGAGCGCGGAGCGGATGTTGTGAAGCAGTGGGATGCCACAATGGATGCCAATACCAGAGAATCACATCAGATGGTTGATGGTGAAATCAGGGCACTGGACGAGAAATTCAGCAATGGATTGATGTATCCGGGAGATCCATCAGGAAGTGCAGCGGAAGTAATCAACTGCAGATGTGTACTTTTGCAGCGTGCAAAATGGGCATTGGATCAGAAAGAACTTGATCGGTTAAAAGAAAGAGCTTCTTTTTACGGATTGGATAAAAGAAAAAGTTTTGATGAATTCAATAAAAAATATATAGGAACTGTGGAAAATTCTAAAGGCAACAAAATAAAGATGGATTTGCAATTTTTTGCGAAAATCCCAGATGAGAAATTAACGGAATATGCATTAAATTTTGAACATCCTACAGGTAAAGAAAAAGCAAAAGCTTTTAAAGAAGCACTTGGATATACAAAAGAAAGTTATACAGACTTAAAAACGAAAATACTTGATTCTTTTGATGAAAAAGAGTTAGTATATAAGAGAGAAGACAAATACGGAAAGCGCTATGAGCAAATTATGCAGATAACAGGACCGAATGGAAAAACAGCAAATGTATTAACAGCATGGATTAAAGATAACGACAACGCTGAACCAAGGCTAACATCGATTTATGTAGACAAGAGGTGAGAACTATGAAACAATATGATGTAGTTAAATTAAAGGATGGGCGAATAGGGACCATAGTTGAACTTTTTGAAGATGCTTGCGAAGTTGACATTGGTGATTCTCCTACTAACTGGGAAACAATTACTGTTGATAAGAAAGATATTGCAAAAGTATTATAGATACCACTGATCAGAAATGGTTAGTGGTATTTTTGTACCCATTTTTAAGAAAGAGGTGAGAATATGGCAACATCGAGCATTAATATCATGATTGTTTGTGTCGCATTAATTATTCTATGCAAATTTTGCTGATAAGGCGGTGATCCAATTATCTCCCAACTATGGGTGAAATAGTGGGTGGCGGGTGGCAAGGACAAGGATATATTGATTTAAGGCATCGAAGGATGTCTTTTTTTAATGCCATTTCATCCACAGGGATGTAAAACACTATTCCGCAGATCATGGACGAGACATGTAAAAAGCGTAAGAAAGGGGAAATACAAAATGACATTAGAAGAATTATTAAAAAAGCAGGGGTTATCGGATGAACAGATTAAGGCGATTACAGCAGGCATGAAAGAGAATAAGATTTACACTGCCAGTGAGGAAAATCTGGATATTCGATACGGAAAACTGAAGACAGACTACGACAACCTGACAACTCAGCATGGAGAATCAACGAAATTGATTGAACAGCTGAAGGCAGGAACAAAAGATAGCGATAAGCTTCAGGAAAAGATTACAGCATATGAAACACAGGTGGCAACACTGCAGAAAGAACTTGATAATACAAGGCTTGAATCTGCCATCAAGGTTGCACTTATGGATGCAAAGACAGATGATGTCGGCTATATGGCATTCAAGCTTAAAGAAGGCGGATCACTGGAACTTGATGATAATGGAAATATTAAGGGGATTGATGAGAAGATTTCGAACTTAAAGACTCAGTTTCCAAGTCATTTTGATTCGGAAAATAATCCGGGACCAAGAGAGATTGATCCGAAACCGCTTCCAGAGGGTGATCACAATAATGATGTACAGCCAAAGAATCTGGCTGATGCACTTCGTATGCAGTATGAAGATAACGAAAAATAGAAAGGTTAAAATGGTGAAAGTTAATGGCACTTACGTTACAGGATATGAGAGAAGGTGCATCTGACAAGGTTGCCGAGCAGGTAGTAGATACCTTCTTAAGAGAGTCAGAAATTTTACAGATGATTACATTTGACGACACGGTAAGCCCGCAGGGCGGATCTACACTTACATACAGTTATTTGCAGAAGCAGATTCCGTCAACAGCAGCATTCAGAAAGCTGAACGAAGAATATACAGACAGTGAAGCAAAGCTTGCAAAGAAAGCTGCTGATCTGAAAATCTTTGGTGGAAAGTTCAGAATGGACCGTGTTCTGAAAAAGGCAGAAAACAAATTCAACAATATGGCATTCCAGATGGAAGAAAAGATTGCTGCGGCAGTTTCACTGTTCCATTACACGCTGATTAATGGAGATTCCACAACACAGGAAGATTCGTTTGACGGACTTGACAAAATGCTTGTTGGCACTACGTCTGAGTTTAACAGCAAAGAGATTATTGATGTATCAAACATCGAAAAGATGAAAACAAGCGCGGATCAGCTGTATGAAGCATTACAGGTTCTTATTCGTGAAACAGGTGCTGATGCACTGCTTATGAATACCAGTATGATTTCTAAAGTACAGACTATGGCTCGCATTCTTGGATACAAAACTGAAACAGAGGAAGCATTTGGTAAAAAAGTGACTTCTATGGATGGTGTTAGATTTATGGACCTTAAAAACCATTATACTGTGTCAGGAAGTACAGTTACTGCAAATGCATGTGTGAAAGATAATATTTCAAGAACGGTAAATGGCGGTTCAGCTACTACCGGTCTTACAGATATCTATGCTGTTAAGTTTGATGTTAACGATGGATTCCACGGAGCTACACTTACTGGAAATTCTATTATTGATCAGTATTTACCAGATTTCAACCAGCCGGGTGCTGTAAAAGATGGTGAGGTAGAAATGGTAGCAGCTACAGTTCTGAAGAACACAAAGCACGCAGGTGTTCTTAGAAATATCAAGATTGCGTAACGGAAAGGAGAAAATAAGTATGCCAAAAAAGAAAGAAGAACCAAAGACATATAAGGTTACGGTAGATAAAAAACCGGGATACTGTGGAGAAGGTGCCGGCGGAGCGCAGTTTGCACATGGAGAAGCACTGATCACAAGTGGCCGGGTTGCAGCATGGTTCAGAGAACACGAAGGATATACTGTCACTGAACTTAAAGATGTTACGAATGAGACATCTGAGACACCGGGAGAGTAACAGAAAGGCGGTGTAGTTATGATCCTGTCGGTAGAAAGGGCAAAATGGTTAATCGACTTTAAGGACTGGCCAATAGAGCGGATTGAACAGAAGCTAAAAGCAATCGAGCAAACCATCCGCTCTTATACGAACAACAACTTCCAGAATAGAAAGATTCGATCAGCAGGTGTTGTATCATCGTCGAAACTCAATGTAATAAATAAACTTTATGGATTGTCGATTGGAGATACAGTACAAATAACGGAAAGTATGTTCAATGACGGATTATATACAGTAAAAGGAATAGAAGAGAACGCGATTGTACTGGATAAAGAGTTAATCGATGAATGCTATGTACTGATCACAAAAGTAGAGTATCCAGATGATGTGATCGAGTGCTGTATTAATCTGTGCGAATGGGAAGTAAAGAACCGTGGAAAAGTCGGAATAAAGGCAGAAACATTGTCTCGCCATTCGGTTACATACTTTGATCAGGACGCATCTAATCAGATGAATGGCTACCCAGTAAGTCTGTTAGGCTGTCTGAAACCGTATAGAAAGGCAAGGTGTTGATTGTGTCTGATATTGGTGGAGATACAACAGCAATCTTACAGGTGCAGAGTGAAAATGGTGTTGATGAGATTGGCAATCCGGTAATTAGCTGGGAAGAAGCAGGCTCCTATCCGGGATGGCTTGATTTAGTATCTGGAAACTCACCCGTCCAGAACTATAATGCCAAGATATCAGAGTCCAGTCATTACTATATTACTGATTATTATCGGGCACTTGCCAATCAGGATCCTGAGGTGTGTAGAATGCTGATAGATGGAAAAATCTATGATGTACAGTGGATTGATGATCCGATGGGAATGCATGAACATCTGGAAATCTACCTGAAAGCTGTAGGAGGTGTTGGGAGTGGCGCAGATTGAGTTTGAAGACAATACAGAACAGATTATTGAAGAAATGCAATTAAAGGCTATTGCATGGCTGGAAGAAGCTGGTGGAGAGATTAAGTCGCAGGCTGCTTCAAATTCCAGACGTGCAAGCGGAGAGACTGCGGGAAGCTTCCGGCATGAAGTAGATACTGAAAACATGGTATGTGCAATCGGATCTGATCTTGAAAATGCACTATGGGAAGAATTTGGAACCGGAGAATATGCATTGAATGGGGATGGACGTGCCGGTGCTTGGTACGTGCCGGTTAAATCGTATACTGGAAAAAGGAAACCGACCTATAACGGAAAAGTAGTAATCGTGCACGGAAAAAACGGTGTGGATTTCTACAAGACCAATGGTAAGCGTGGAACAAGAGCATTGTTTAATGCGTTCAATTCGCTAAAAGGACCAGTACAGAATAAGGCACAAATGAATTTTAAGGATTTAGGTGATTAGTATGACGCAAGAGATATTAAGACACATGAATCTTAAATTAAAAGAATTGCTTCCATATCAGTTTTATGAATGGGGGACAAAAGCAGAATATCCCTATTGGGTAGGGGAATATTCGGAAACTTCAGATACATCTGAGGATGGATCGGGCGAAGATGTAATGATGATAACAGGAACAACAAAAGGCAGCGTGATGGACCTTGAGAATGGAAAGGAAGTGCTTCAAAAGGCATTTCCTACACTTTCAGGTTATCACGCTGTTCTTGATTCTGGAACACATATTATTGCGTATTACGACACTTCAGCAATGATCCCGACAGATGGAAACGATATAAATAGGATACAGGTTAATTTAAAGATCAAAAGTTGGAAGGTGAACGAATAATGGCAAATGAATGGACAAATTGGAAAGAACATGGAATCACCAAAGATACACCAGATTCTATTCTGTTTGGTGCTGGAACAATCCATCAGGGATTAACGTTTTCTGGTGACAAATGGAATTTTGCAGAATCAATCATAGGAGCAACTAATGGTGGATCGAAAGTGTCTATGAAACCTGAAGTACAGGATATTGAAGTGGATGGAAAGTTGATTAAAGCAAAAGGCTTGATGATGAAGGTTGGGGAAACGGCAACAATGGAAATCAACTTTGCGGAGATCAGCCCGGAAATTATCAAGAAGGGCTTGATCGCCCAGGAAGGAAATTCGACAGCAACCGGATATAAAGTTATTGAAAGTAAACCGGATATCGAAGCAGGTGACTATTTTGAAAACTTTGCGTTTGTTGGACGAACCGTATCAAAAAAACCAATTATTGTTATTTTTGATGATGCCCTGTGTACATCTGGTTTTGAACTGGATGCAAAAAATAAATCTCAGTCTTCACCAACAGTGACGGTTGAATGCGTGGGTGATGTTAACAAAGATGAAGCGTTAAAGGTACTTCCGTACCACATCTATTACCCAGATCCGGCAGCTAGTCAGTCGGAAGATGTATCTGGCAAAGCTGTTGTTGATGGACCAGAAGAAAACGAAGAATAACAGAAGGTAAAAAGTAACGAAAGGAAGGATTGTAATGGTAGAAAGAAATTATGAATTAAGAAAATTATGTGCTGATGATATTTTCCCGATGGTCAATATTATTTCAAAAATCGGTATTGAAAATATGGCAGACTGCTTCGATGCAAAAGAAATGGCAGACATCATGAACAGTGTAGATTCAACTTTAGATGAAGCAGATGGAAAAGAAAGCTCAGATAATGCGATGGCTGATGTACTTACAAAGCAGATTGGTATCAAAGTAATTATGAAACTGGTTGGGCTGCTCTTGAAGAATCTTGGAAAAATTAAGAGAGAACTGTATCAGTTTCTTGCCGGTCTGTCTGGAATGACTGAAAAAGAGATCGCTGCTCTGCCACTGGGAACATTTACACAGATGATTGTAGATGTTTTCAAAAAAGAAGAGTTCTCCGATTTTTTTCAGGTTGTATCAGGATTGCTCAAATAGGGCAGTTTCAATTTCTGGATCAGCTGTTTAAGCGCTATCATGATCCGCTGCGATTGGTAAGTTGGTATATTCAATCATGCAGTTTCTTACAATTTGTAGGAGATTTTTCAGAGGCATACAACAAAGAACTGCGTTGGGAAGTGTACCTGCATAAAGTATGGGACAAGACTTTTGAAGAGTATGAAGAAGGCGTAAACGAAGAAGTTCAGCGGATTGAAACATCTCACATGAGTGAAACTGAACAGGAAAATGTTATTGCTGATAGTATGTCCATATTACAATCTTTCCAGCCTTCAGAATAGGAGGTATAGATGGATTTATTTAAGCTTGTCGGTACGATTGCGATTGATACTGCAAATGCAGAAAAATCGTTAAATGATGTACATAAACAAGTCGCTGATACCGAAAAGGCAGTGTCGGAAGGCTGCGATAAAGTGAAACAGTCTTCCGAAAAAGCGGGAAATAGTGCCACGAAAGCTGGAAAGACAGCGGAAGAAGCTGGAAAAAAAGCAAAAAAAGCCGGTGAAGATGCCGGAAAAGGTGGCCAAGAATCCGAAAAGAGTGGCAATAAATGGGCTGAATTCGGTAAGAAGATAGAAAAGGCCGGAACAAAGGTCACGGGAATCGGGAAGAAAATAGAAAAAGCCGGTGATGCAGTAGGTAAAGTCGGAAAGAAATTCGCTCCGCTGTCCGCCGCTGCAGCCGGAACATTGACTGCGGTAACAAAGGGCGCATCTGATTTTCAGAATGGTATGGCAAAGATGTCAACCTTATTTGATACGTCACAGGTATCCGTTCAGAAATTATCCAAAGAATTCCTGAATCTATCGAATGAAACAGGAAAAAGCGCAGTAGAACTTACGGAAGCCGGCTATCAGGCGTTGTCAGCATCTGTACCAGTTGAAAAGTTGGGAGGTTTTATCCGTACATCTGCTAACATGGCAAAAGTCGGATTTACGGATACTGCAACATCTGTGGATCTGTTGTCTACAGCTGTAAATGCTTATGGTTTAGAAGCTGATCAGGCGGACAGCATAGCAAACAAGCTCGTAAATACACAGAATCTTGGTAAAACATCTGTAAATGAATTGGCGTCAAGTATGGGTAAAGTTATCCCGACGGCTGCCGGTATGAATGTTAATCTGGATCAGCTGTGCACGATGTATACTCTTATGACTAAACAGGGTATTGCCACGGCGGAATCTACCACATACATGAACAGTATGTTGAATGAACTTGGTGATTCTGGTACGGATGTAGGAAAGGTCCTGAAAGAAAAGACTGGAAAATCATTCCAGGATCTGATGAAGGACGGAAAGACAACTGGCGATGCACTGAAAATCTTAAAAGACTACTCAAAAGAGACAGGAACAGCATTCAATGAATTATGGAGCAGTCAGGAAGCCGGAAAGGCTGCTATGGCACTCTTAAATGATTCGGCCGGTGATTTCAATGAAACAATGGGATCAATGGCTAATGTAGCTGATCTGGTTGGACAAGGTCTTGAAAAGATGAATACGCCGTCAGCAAAAATGGCGAAGGCTCTCAACCGGATTAAAAATAGTGGTATTGAATTGGGTTCCGTATTGCTTACTACGGTAGCTCCTTATGTTGAGCAGTTCACTAAAAAAGTAGAAGAACTTACAGAAAAATTTAATAAGATGCCGGATAGTCAGAAAAAAATGGTCCTGGTTATGCTTGCAGTTGTTGCTTCGATTAGTCCTGTTCTTGCCATAATGGGGAAATTAATCAAGGTGTTTGCAGATGGACCTATTGCCGTAGGAAACCTGATGAAAGGATTCGGCAAGCTTCAGACAGCAATCGCCGGCATAAACGCCCCTGTGGTGGCAATTGTTGCCGTGATAGCAGTTCTAGTTGCTACATTTACGCATCTGTGGAATACGAATGAAAACTTCAGGAATAACATGATTGCAATATGGGATCAGATACGAGACAAGATTTCATCATTCGTTGACAATGTGAAAGAGAGGTTTTCTGGTCTAAATATTTCTTTTGAAGATATCGTAAGCACGTTGAAAGTAATATGGGATGGGTTCTGTGAAATTTTAGCACCGGTATTTGAAAGTGCTTTTGCTGCGTTGGCTGATACTATCACAACGGTATGTGATGTTCTGATAGGTATATTAGATACATTCATAGGACTGTTTACTGGAAACTGGGAGCAGTGCTGGACTGGAATACAGGAAGTATTCGGCGGAATATGGGAAGGTATAAAAGCAGTACTTACAGATGTATTAGAAGCATTAAAGGGAGTGATAGATACATTCCTTGGATGGTTCGGGACTGATCTCGATACAGTTTGGTCAGAAATTACATCAACGGTTGAATCTGTGTGGAATGGCATAGTTGATTTCTTCGCTTCTGTTTGGAATGAGATTACAAGTGCAGCATCTTCTGCATGGGAAACAATTAAGAATGTGATTACAGTTGCGATTATGCTGATTGGTGAAATCATATCTGCAGCAGTTCAGATTATATCTCTTCCGTGGAGATTTATCTGGGAGAATTGCAAGGAATATATCATTGCAGCATGGGAAACAATTAAAAATGCAATCTCATCTGCGTTGAACACCATAAGCAGTGTAATTTCTGCTGGATGGAATGCTATATCAGCCGTGGTTTCGCCAGTGATTGATACGATTATCAATATTGTGAGCAGTGGATGGAATCTGATCAGTAGTGTTGTTTCGAATGTTGCTCAGGGGATACTTGGAGTTGTGTCATCCGTTTGGAATTCAATCAGCGGTGTCGTTTCGAGCGTAATGGGAACTATCAGCAGTGTAATGTCGAGCGGATGGAATGCCGCAAAAGGTGTGGTAACCAGTGCAATCAGTGGCATTAGATCGGTTATATCATCAGGACTTCATAGTGCAAGTTCGGTAGTATCCAGTGTGCTAAGTGGTATTAAAAGCCGATTTAGTAATATTTGGAATGGATGTAAGAGCGTTGTGAGCAGTGCAATCAATCATATCAAGAGCGCCATGAATTTTAGCTGGTCACTCCCAAAACTAAAATTACCTCATCCGAAAATTGAAGGGAAATTTAGTCTTGATCCACCATCTGTGCCGCATTTCTCTATTGACTGGTATGCTAAGGCTATGGATGCCGGAATGATTATGAATAGGCCTACAGTATTTGGCTATGATGCGGTATCAAATAAGCTTATGGCTGGTGGAGAAGCTGGAAGCGAGACCGTTGTTGGAACGCAGAGTCTGATGAACATGATACAGGATGCTGTAAATAACAGCGGAAACAGGGATGACGGAGCAATCCAGGCATTGCTAGAAGCCATCTATAATTGGATGCGTAACGGAGGACTGTACACACTGTTAATTGATGCACTGACGAATGGTGTAGAAGTTGAATTTGATAACAGAGAAATTGCAAGGTTGGTGAAAAAATATGCTTGATACAGCAAAGTATGTGAATCACCTGAATCAGAGTATTGACTTTGGTTCAGGTGGCATTTTTATTACAGATTCTGAGCTTAGGGATTATGAATGGAAATATGATACGGATTATGATGAGATAACCAACTTCCGTAAGGGCGTTAAAGAGAAGAAGATGAAGATAATCATATCAGCAGCTACAGAAGAAGAAGGGATCGCAAAAAGAAATGCAGTCTTCCGGATTTTCGAAGCAGATATCCTTGCAAACCAGGCAGGAAAGTTGTATCAGGATGGATACTATCTGAATTGCTATATTACAGCATCAAAAAAAGCTAACTGGTATATTGCAAAGCGATATATTGAAATCGAAGTCACTATAGCAACTGATCAGCCGGACTGGGTACAGGAAAAAGAGTTTAATTTTCTTAAAACAGAAGGTAAAACTGTTGAGATGGATGATTTAAAAAAGTATCCCTATAAATATGGGTATTATTATCTGAATCAGGTGTCATCCTCTGCTATCAATAATGCAAGTATTACGGAATCTGATTTTGTGCTGCGAATATACGGTTCCGTGTCAAAACCACTTGTGAAGATTGGCGATAATACCTATCAAGTGAATGTTTCCTTGAATGCTGGTGAACGACTAGAAATTGATTCCAGAAAAAGGACAGTAAGCCTGATACACACTGACGGGTATACGGAAAATGTTCTTTGGTCTGCCGCAAAAGAGTATTATATCTTTGAGAAGATTGTATCCGGCACACAGATTGTTGCGTGGGATGGTAGTTTCTCGTTCGACTTAATTTTGATTGATAAAAGGAGTGAACCGTTGTGGAAGTAATGTATACAGACATAAACAGGCTTCCACAAGGGAGCCTTGAAAAGTATTCGATTGATCTGGAACTTGGCGGTGACAATGACTTCGAGCTCCAGATGAACGTGAGAAATCACTGCATGAGTGCCGGATGTATCTGGTATGTTGAAAATGAAGAATACGGCGGTATTGTAGATGATGTAAAAGTTGATACTGATAAATCTAAGGTATATTATTCTGGGCGATCTTGGCGTGGTATTATGGAAAAGAAGGTAATCGGACCAGACACCGGAAAAGATTATCTGACGGTATCTGGGGATGCAAATGACATTCTTGCGTTGCTGATAAAACGCTGTGATCTGGTAGATCTGTTTGTGGTTCCGGACTCTTCCGGGATACAGATAAGTAGCTATCAGTTCCCGAGATACATTGATTTTTATTCCGGTATTGTGAAGATGCTGTCCTCTGCCGGGGCAAAACTGAAAATCACCTATGATGATAAGGAATCTTGTGTGAATATATCAGCTATCCCAATCAGCGATTTGTCAGAGAAATATGAGTATTCTGATGATTACGGAATGAAAATCATAATCGAAAAGAAAAAAGGCGGGACAAACCACCTGATCTGTCTCGGAGCTGGCGAGTTGGCAGCCAGAACGGTGATTGACCTGTATGTAGGGAAGAATGGTGAGATCACAGAAAAACAGGCATATTTCGGGGAATATGAAATAGCTGAAATATATGATTATGGAAATTCCAAATCAAGTTCTGAGTTGAAAGAGAAAGGAATCGAAAAACTTAAGGAATTAAAAAGTTCAGATTCGGTATCGGCATCTTTTCAGAAACTTGATGTAGATATCGGTGATATTGTTGGCGGCAGGAACCGGGCGACTGGGATAGTATTGAAGGAACCGATAACAAAAGAAATTGTAAAAATAAAAAATGGTATTGAAACTATAACATATAAGGTTGGTGAGGAATAATGGCAAATTATCTTGATACCGGAGATACCGGACGTGCAGTCAGTGCAGAATCTGACGGGGCGTTATTTGCTGGTATTTTCGGAAGTGCGAAATATGTACTGGAAAATGGCAGCCAGTTCAAGGCTGAAGTACAGTCGAACAATATTGTGAAAATCAGTGATGGTGATGCGGTTATGTACGGACGGCACGTAAGAATTCCGGCAAATGACAGTGCACTGGTGACAATTAACAACGGACATTCCGGCACGAACAGAATCGATCTGATCGTGTTCCATTACGAAAAAGACAGCACCGGAAAAGAAACGGTTGATCTGGCAGTGATTCAGGGAGAAGATTCTACCGGGACAGCTGCAGCACCTGCAACAATTGACGGAGATATATTAACAGGAGCGATGCAAGCGGATTTTCCGCTGTACCGAGTCGAGCTCAATGGGCTTAATATAGTTAGCGTAACAGCAATGTTTGATGTGATTGGGAACATTTCGCAGATTGCTAAGACAAATAAGGATTTGTCCAATAAAATATCTAACATGTTCGATGAAATATCCAACACGTCCAAGCGCTTCGGGAATGTTAAGAGGATGTATGGCGGATCAAAAGTGTTAAATGCTGGCAAGACTGGAACATCAAGACAATTATTTAGCAACTCAGAAATCAATAGTTTGTTGGGTGTTAGCAATAGTTCAAATGGAAATACGGCAGTGATGGTATCGAATGGTGATGGGGCTGCTACTGGCGTGCATGTAGAAGGATGCACTTATCAGAATGGAGCTTGGCATGCAGTATTTAATAACGATATTGGTAAATGGCCGATTAGAATAAATTACATTATTACTTACTGGGGATAAAA